CACCTCTTACAGCGTCTGCTGTAAACACAAATTCATTAACACTTAGTCTTGCTGGAACGTCATCTTTTTTTTCATACTCTCCAATAGGTACAAATCCACCTTCAGCTCTATAATCTTTTTCCATACCCCCAAGATCCATCAGTCCACCTTCTGCTCTACCAATTCTACCCCCTGTTGCTACAGTAGTTCTGCCAGCTTTACCATATTTTTTAAATGGCATATACTCTTCAGTAGGAGGTAAGAAAGCATAGTATTTTTCAATAGCTGCAATTCTTTCCGGGTCTCCTGATTCATAAGCGTCGTCTATTTCAGCTCTTATCTGAGGTCCTTCTGCTTCATTACCTTTTGAGTCTTTCATTTTTCCACCACGTTCTGCCATACCAATGTCTTCGTTTGGTTTAGCTCCTCCAGCTAAGAAAGGTAAAACTGTTGAAGCAATACTAATAGATTTAAAAGGATTTTCTTTTACATAAGTTCCTATTTTTCCAAGATTACTCATAAAAGCTGTTTTACCAAACCCTCCTGCTGCTCTTCCAGCTGCAGTTTGATAACCCATTATACTACCACCACCTGTGTAGTAAGCACCGGCCGCTAATAATGCCATCTTACCAACATCACTTTTTAAAACTTTACCCGCTGCTTTGGCTACACCTTTAAAAGCTTTACCTATAGTTTTACCTATACCACCTAGAAAAAACTGTTGTCTCTGATCAACTCTGTTCATAATTCCACCCATAGCTCTTCTTGCTCTAGTGCCCATGATCCCACCATCAGCTGCCGTGGTTCTGTAACCAGGTGTACCGTAGTTTTCATAGATAACATTTTGATTATCACCAAATCTGTAAGTAAAATCATTAGTGTCTTCTACAACATCTTCAACATTTTCATCTCCAGGGTTATAGTCTATTGGTAGGTAGGGTTGTGCTCCACCTCCATCACCTCCTCCTCCTCCAAAAAATTTTTCATATCTATCCGGTTCATACTGTTTCATTAAATCAAATGTTGTTTCTTTAGTTGGATCTAATTTATCTAATTCTACTCCTTTATCAAATAATTCATCTAATTTTTCTTTTGTTACAGGACCTGAAAATGTTTTTCCCAAAAAATTTGCTCCTATAGCAGCACCTTTACCAAGAAATGTAGGAGCATTTGCTACATCTAATTTGCTATAAAAATCTATGTTTTGTCTTTTACCACTTAAAATATCATTAATTGTTTTTTGAGAATAACCTTTTTTACCACCCGCTAATGCTAAATTAGGATCTTGAAAACTTAACGCACTACTACGTGCAAGAGCTACCCTATCTGCATATGATAGATCATTAAAAGTTCCCTCATAATCATCTAAGACATTAAATACACCTGCGTCTAATTTTGCTTTATTTTGTTTCTTTTGATAATTTATATAATTAAGAACGTTTTTAATTTTGTTTCTTTGTAATAAACTTTTTCGACTATGACTAGGACCTATTTTTCCTATGTCATAAAATTGTTTATCGTATTTAAATTTTTGTGTGTCTCTATCTTTTCTACTTGGAGTAGGGTCATCTCCACCTGTATATCTTCCAGGACCTGTTGCTGTAAAACCTTGGTTGGCTACTTGAAAATCAGTAGCTCCATAATCTTTTTTATCTGGTCTACTTGGATTAGGACCTTTGCTTGTAGCTCCTTTATCAAAAGAAGATGTAGAAGCATCCATACCTCCACCTCTAAAACTTTTACGTTTGATTGCTGTTATTCCAGACATAACTACATGCCTCTGTTGTATAGACCCATCAAACCACCGTTAGCAGCCATCTGAACATTTTCTCTCATGTTAACATCAGCAATACCACCACCTGGCATTGACTCTGCCACGTTAACGTTTTCGTTCATACTCATTTCTGGTGCTTGTGATTTAATTCCTGAATTGTCTTGTTGCATCTGTTGTATAATTTGTTTCCAGATACCGCTTTGAAAGAAAGCATCGAAGCTACCAAATTGTTGCTTTTGTTCTGGTTCCATTTGTTCCCAGATTTGAGCTGCTACTTGTTTGCCTTGTTGGTCTTCACCACCACCCATCATAACATCACCTTGTTTATAGTTAATGTCTGGTGCTCCAGCTTGTATTGATTCGTTCATTGAAATTTCTTCGTTCATAATATATCTCCTGAGTTTATTTGTTTATATTGTTTTTCCTGTTAAATCAAGAGCTGGCATGATAACTTTTACGTCTTGAGCCATGTCCTCTGGTTTATAACCTTTGGTTTCCCAGTCTTTTCTTTCCTTAAAAACCTCACCAGTTTCCTTATGTCTATATGTTTCTTCCACTTTTGCTTGTAGTATTTTCATTATGTTGTTACCTCTTTTTTGATGTTTAAATAACTGATACCATAACTATAAGCATCAGTAGTACTAGATTGAATAGTAAGACCAAATCCTCCACCCACTATGACTAAAGGTTGTGTTAGTAATTCTTGACTTACGTTAGCAGTTAAAGGAGCTGTATAAACAACACTTACTAAACTTGGAGTGCCATCAGCGTTAGTAGCTGCAGCATTAACAAGAATTTTAGGTGTTCCTGTTGAAAAAACAAGAATAGATTTAATAATATAAACTTCATTAGCTAAAGGAAAATTTTCACCTGCAGCATTAGAACCAAAAGGAAATATAGGTTGACCTGTTGTGTCCCCACTTTTTCCTACAAATTTATATTGGTTTACTGTTGCCATTAATCTAAAAAGAAACTTCTAGCTTCTATCTCCTGTTTTAATTCTTCTTGAAACGTTGTGTTTAATTTCTCTAATACAGCATCTAAATCTCTGACTAAAGACTGGGATATATCTTGATCATATTCATCACTTGCTCTAGTTAATGTTTGTACTATCTTTGCCATTATCTTCTTCCTCCAGCTTGTATATCTAATCTAAAAGTACCAAGTTTCCAACTAGTATCAACAGCGGTATTTGATATAGTAAGAGCAATAGCCCTACCTCTAGCTCTAGTGTCTATTTTTGTAGTGTTAGGTGTTAAAGTAAAAGGTCCTAAAGGTGAACTTGCAGCAGTATCATTAGGATAATCTCTAACATCTAATTGTGCAAATACGTTATTTTGTTGTGCAATAAAATCTGGAATAATTCTACTAACTCTCATTATAGATTCTCCATCACCTCTAAGGTCGGCCATGTTTGTTGCAGCGCCTCGAACAATTTTTTGTGTAATATCATAATCACCAGACGTAATATTTGCTGGAATAGCTACAGCCGTGGTCCCTGCTTCTTGTTGATTAACTCCTGTTTCGTGTTCAAAGTATATTGTAACTCCTTCAGTGTTTCCTTCAACATCAAACGAGTCGTCATCACTTGCATTGTATTTAGTTGCATGAGGTAAACCAAATACTGCTGAGTCTTGCCAAGTGCTTCTTGGAAACAAACTACTTGCATTAGTAAACCATATAGGTCTTTTTGCTGTTGAGTCTAAGTAACTATAAGTTACCGCTCTATTAACTACATTAGATGTAGTCGTTGGATAGAACCAAGTAATTTCACCAAACAAGTTATTAATACCACAGTAAACTAATTGATTAGAAGTTGTGTTAAGGTCATCATAAACATAATCCTCAACCAAACAATCCATTGATTCTAGTTTACCGGCAAATCTAAAGAAACCATTGTCTGACATCCAGTAAGCAGCACCATCAACTTCAACGGCGGCATTCATACCAATCAATCCACAGTTAGTTCCAACTTGTTCGTAAGCGAAAGTAAATGGAGTTCCAACAAATCTCATAGTAAATAAAGAAGTGTCACTCCAAATGTAAATTGCATTTCTACCAAGCTTAGCGCCCATGATCCGTGATCCGGAGGCCAGTCTTTGTGTACCAGCACTGTTGGTTGCCGTAGGTCGATAGTCTTCTATATTTTCTTGTGATGAAAATCTTATAAACATATCGTCTTGACTAGACTTTGTACCAATAGTTGTTTCAGTTCCAAAAAATACTAAGTGTCTATCAGGAGTTGACACTAACATGTCACGTGATGCTGTTGGTGCACCTGGAATAATTACTGCTCTGTTGTCCGTTGCATTGGCTGCGTCTGCATCCCATTTAAAACATTCACCGTTATGAATTAATGCAATCAAGGTACTACCTAAATTGTCCAAGGACCATAGACCTGGATCTGTTACTGAGTCAGTGTTGGCTGCGGGTGATCCCCAACCTGTAAAAGATGATGTATTGGTTACTGTTGCACCATTGCTATGTGCAGCTCTCGTAGTTCCTCTTACTGCTCTTGTTATACCAGTTAGTTTACTAGCTGTAATTCCTGTGTATGATATTTCTTCTGAATCTACTTGAATAAAGTTTGTACCGGAACTAGGAAGACCTGTTGTACTACCTAAAGTAATTTCCGTAGCTGAACCATTATTACCGTTTGTGTTATCTCCTAATGCACCATTTAAAGTTGTAGTTAATGCTCCTAAAACATTACCACCCCATAAAGATATACCCCAACCAAACGCTCCTAGTTGTTCTGCAGGTCCTACGTGATAGTATTGATAATATTTAATTCCACCTGATGTTGTTGCACCTGAACCTGTTTCATTGCTAGGCATTGTAATTGTAATAGTAGTAGGTGAAGGCACACTAGTTATCATAAATTTTTTATCATTAAAATCTGCTGCACTAAAGTTAGAATTTGTAATAGCACTAAAGTCACTAAATAAAATAATGTCTTGAGGTTGAAAAGTATGTGTTCCTGGA